GGGCCTCCGTAAGAGCTTGCTCCTATATATTCACTATTCGGCATCCATTGTGCATAATTTGCGTATTGGTTTGTGTTTACAGGTTGGATTGGTACACCATTATTGACATTATTTAAACTGCCATAAAAATCTACTTCACTATCATTATTATCATTATCATTAAAAGCGTATTTTGCAAATCGTGATTTGTTGAGAGGGATTGCACCTTGGGTTTCTGTTTCAATAACATCATTGCCTTTTGTGTAATAAGGAGAAGCCATTGCCACTCCCCTTTTTGTATTTGCAAGTTCTGATAGAGTAAGAATCCTTTCGTCTTGCCTGTTGCTACTCCTACGGGAATAGGCACGCCCATCCCAGAAATCATTGCCTGCCTTTATATATCCTGGCTCATAAAGGCTTCCTTTTGGGCCTACATAATCTTCACCGAATTGGTCTGCTCTTCCTATGATGTCATCGGTTGATTTCATAGATGGGTATGCTGAATCTCCGAATGCATCATATTGATCGTCTCTCAAATATCGCTTATAACCATCAAAGCCCAATCCCCCCATATTATCATAATCATCGACATTAGTCCTCGTTCCTTGTTTATTAGAGGTCTGATTGACATTAGGGGCCTGATTGACATTATTGCTCGTTACTTGTTTATTAGAAACCTCAGATTCTCCTCCTGATCTGCCTTTTTTAAGCATATCAAAAATAGTGAGGGCAGTGCCAACGCCTGGGATAATTTTGAAAGGGTTGTCTTGTATGCCTTGGGTAAAATTGGTTAAACCTCTGCCAACTAAACTTTCTCTGGTTTTGTCGTATTTTGGGTCTAAATCACCTGTATCTGTAAATGATGGTTGGCCGTATATAGCCGCTCTAGGATCAAAAACTAATTGGCCTCTGCCTCTTTCATCCATATATTTATTTGGCCCCAATCCTTGAACAGTTCCAAATTCATCATAATCTACCATGTCCCAAGGAGATACTTTTATATCTCCTGCGATAGCAGCTTTAGAGCCTGGGCCAAATTTATTAAATCTAGACCGCGCCTGTATCATATCCGTCTTGCTGAATGTGTTATAACCAGCCTTTTTCCTTTCCCCGAAAGTAATATTCGTATTAACTTTAGTAGCATCATACATTTCAGGGTCTAAAACATCAGCAATTGTTTGGTCTTTGAAATATTTAGGAGCTGTGTCTATTGACCCATCATTTTTGTAAGTGGTTGAACTAAAGAACTTGCCTGCATCTCTGTCTCTAAAATAAGCTCTAGATTCTCTAGCTGTTTTCCCTTCTTTAGTGAATTGCTTTCTTATTGCGGTATCTTCTGCATTAGAATTACCGCCTTTATGACCACCAGTACCTTTACTACGAAAACACATATTTAAGCTCCTTTGCCTTTGGCCATTGAAGCGATAACTCCGCTTAATGCACCGCCACGTTGACTTTCTCCGCCTCTAATTTCTTTTATTTTGTCTAATACATACTGAACCATCATATCGTCTTGCCCTTCTCCGCCTTGTGGGGGCATTCCACCCTGCTGGGGTTGGCCTTGCTGTATAATAGGTCCAAATGCCTGTGGATTAATCGGTGCTATAGAGGCTAACATATCATATGCCATTGTTCTTCATTGCCTCCATCTGTAGCTCTGCCGCATTCTTCTCTCGTTCTAATTGTATGTCAGCTGCATTCTTCTCGCGCTCTAGTTGAAGTTCGGCTTCTAATGTTTTTATTTTAGCTTGTAAGTCTGATTGGGCTTTCATCTCATCTATTTGCATATCTTGTTGGGCTTGAGCCTGTTTAATTTGAATTGAGGCCTGTGCTTTAGCTTGGTCTGCAGCGATTTGGGCTTGCGTCCTAGCTTGGAGTGCTTGTGTTTCAAGCTCGGCAAGTTGTTGCGCATATTGTAATGGGTTTCCTTGTTGGCCTTGCTGCATGGCTTGCTGTAATGCTGGTATTGGTTGCATCTGAGGCGATGCCTGTACAACTTGAGCTGCCCTCTGGCTAATTAACCGGTCTAATTCTGGGTTTACATCTTCAAATTTAAATTCTGGGTCTTTAAAGTCTGGTAATGGAGGCATCTCCATTCCTATGCCGGCTTCCATGCGAACCCTGTAAAGCAATGCGATGTGTTCTGCTAGGTGGGCGATAAGTATAGGTTGCATTTGTGCAGCTCCAGGATTGCCACCTAATGATGGATCTTGTAAGAACTGCATGTGAACTGCTATGTGCGAGTTGTGATCTTGCTCAGGGAATGCTCGGATAGGTTTGCCGTACATAACTGACATATTCTCGTCAATCGGGTCCATCTGGACAGCTTCATCTGGCTTTTTAAGTATCTCGTCAATATTTGGTATGCGGATCGCTTCATACATACGTTTGTATGCTTGGTACATATCGTGAAATTGAGTCACTGACAGGGAGGATGTCAATGCGATCGTTAAAGTCAGCCGCGAAAATCTTTTCACTTCTGCCAGATAACGAAAATGTAAACGACTCAGGCAAGTTTTCTGAATTCAGTTCAGCCAGTAGCTTGAACTCTTGACCTTGAGCGTAATGCAACCTCTTGTGAATGGCCGAGAACGCTTTACTGCCCTGTTCTATCAAAGCCACAGTGGAACCAACAGGTGCATTCGGGTTTACATCCCCAACATTTAAATCAGCTGTACTTGCAAATCTCTGTCCAGCTTGAACAATGAATCCTAAAAGATTAAAAAGAGACTGACTTGGCTCTTTGAATGGCAGCGGCATTATCGCCTTGTTAACATCGTCAACTGTTGCGTCTAAGTCTACAAACTCTCCAGGATTTACCTGAACTTCTCCGCCTGAAACTCTTCCTCTTAACTTAAAGCCACCTTGCATATTGGCGAATGCCGCTGAATCTAACAAAGCTCTTAATGAACCGGTTGCAGCTTTGCCAAGACCGCCAATAAGATGATACAAGCCAAAGCCATAAAATCCTAATCCAGGAAGGAACTTATAACTGACGAACCAGTTTCTTCGTTCCATTCTTTCGTCATCTTCTTCCCAGTTTCTGCGGATGCTGACTATGTTATCATTATTGTAATCAATTGTAACAACGTATGGTATGGCGACTTTTACTTCGTCCTCTTTATATTCAACATCGTCAATGCCTTCAAAAATCTCGTAAACGTGCATCTCTAAAAGCGTTACAGTGTCGTCTTCAGAATCATCATTCTCATTAACACCTTCAATCTGGCCAATGGTATCGCCTGATGGGTCTATTACTGAGGATGCATATTCAGTTGGCATGTAAAAGCCTGACTGAACATATTTGTTATAATCGTTCCTTGGCATTTGTATTACATGCGTGTATCTGGGGGAGGTCTGTAAATCTTTACTTTCAGGAGCCACAACAAAGTCTTCAGCCTTTACGAACTGGGAGCATTGCCTGTCCATATTCGCATCCCACCAAACCTTCTTAAAAGTCTGACCGACTAAAGGTAAGTGAAATAGCATTTGATCTAAGTCTGGGAAATACTCAGGCATCTCTTGAGTAATCTGGTAATTCATAAATTCACGAACACGTCTGGCTTGATCTTCTAGCTCTTCATTTGTGTCGCCGACGATGACAGTTTTAACTGGGCCACCTGATGGGTATAGTTCTGCAATTGCTCTTGCGTTAAATTGCGATGCTGCTTCTGCTATCATTGGGTGAACAACTGTTGATAAACCGCGTGTTGCACGTTCATCTTCAGATTCATCCATGCCACCGTCAGGGTCTAATGTTTTTAGCCCGTCTTTATATCTGTTTTCCCATTCAGAGCGAGCCTCTCTATCCCTATCATAATAAGAAATAAGAGTCTGACCTTTGCGTCTAAGTTCTACTGGGTCTAATGTTTCAGCTAAGTTTTCGTCAAACTGATTGTCTATTTGCTCAGGCTCGTCCTCTGGCTCTCCTATTAAAACATCGCCATTGGCCATATCTTCAATTTGTAAATCATCCGGAGGCGAGGCCTCAATAAATGGTACGTTGGTTCTATTCAGAGAGACAGGTTCTCTAGCCATACAGAGTCATCCTTCTTTTTTCCGGATATTCGTCTTCTTCATAATCGTTAGAATGAGTAACAAACCATCCTTTTCTAAGTCTTAACCATGCTTGCGTGCATGTATCTACGATGTCATCATTATCTCCAGCTGGGAATGCTGCACAGATGTCTATTAAATCTTTAGCCCATTTTTTATTAAAAGGAAAGTAAATTCTTCCGTCTTCTAGTAATGCAGAGCTTGCATGTGCTCTAGCTTGCTTATCTCTGTCTGGGGAATACTCTAATACAGGAATGCCGGCCATACGTAAGTCTTGCAATAGAGATTGGCCTGATGCTTTCTTCTCTATTAAAACTGCGTCAGGTTCCCACTCTTCGTAAGATTCTTGAGCTATTTTTCTTAATTCAGGATAGCTGACTCTATCATACCACATATCAATTACAATTACATTTACTTGGCCATTACTCCGGAACACACCCCAAGTTGTCCTAGCGGAGTAAGATGAATTCTCTTTTGTACTAAATGCAGTATCCCAAGACTGTAAAACATATTCAATGTTATTTGGTAGCTCTTCTTTTTCCCATGGCACCCACCACTCTGCTTTAAGTATCCCACCACCTTTGGGCATTGGCCTTTGTTGTAGTTGGCCTGCAGCTGCATAACTCCCTAAACTTCTTTCAAGGTTTGCTAATGTTTTATCGTCTATCCTATCTGGCCACAGAAGCTCTCCCTCTTTAGTTCTTGGGTCAAAGAAATTAAGTGTAGACCTTGTTATTGTCGGGTGGCCGACTTCATACCGAGCAGGCAAGCACAAGTGATCCCATTCATCTCCTAACTCATTAGATAATATATGGCCAGTTAAATCGTTCTCATGAACTCTTTGCATAATAATTATGAAAGCACCAGTCTTTGGGTCATTGAGTCGGGTTTGCATGGCTTGGTCCCACCACTCTAAAACTCCTTCTCTAACTGTTGAAGATTCAGACTCCCTGACATTATGCGGGTCATCAATAACAATTATGTCACCACCCTCACCAGTCAAAGCACCATCAACCGAGGTGGCAATCCTCGCGCCAGTTTTATTATTCTCAAAGCGTTGTTTCTGGTTCTGATCAGAAGTCAGCTTAAAAGTTTCTCCAAAGTGCTCTTTATACCACCGGCTGTCGAGCAATCTCCTGCACTTAACGCTATCCCTGATGGAAAGAGAGCCGGCATATGAAGCGTAAAGAAATTTCTTTTCTGGCTGAATGGTCCAAGCCCACGCAGGTAAAGCAACTGCAACTGAGATAGACTTCATGTGGCGAGGAGGTATGTTGATGATCAACCTTTTAATATCACCTTCAACAACTGCCTGTAAATGATCGCTTACTGCATCAATGTGCCAGTTATCATAGAAGTCTCGTCCTGGCTCAATCGCCTGCCAACTGCTCTTGGTAAACTCCTTCAAGGATCTCCGCATCTTCTCCGCTCTGATCTCCTTCAATGATAGCGTGCTCAAGAACTCGTTCAATTGCATTTAAATCGTCTCCTGTTAATTTGCTTATGTCAAGAATTTTCTTCTCTTCAATCTGAGCTGTAACTTCAACTGCCTTTAAGTCAGGCATGCATTTTGACAACAAAGTTTTTGCAGCCATTATCCTCAACTCAGGGTCCGCACCAACCTTACCAATGTCTTGAACATTACCTTGTTCGTCCTGCGTATAAACACTGAACATCTCTCTGCCTTGCATAACTCCGGAAAGAAATCCAACCGGATCTGCTTGCCCCATTATCCAATTGATAGTAGCAGGATGATTCCACTTATATCTGTTCTTTCTTTCACGTGAAGGCTTCTGATTCTTCAAAGGTTCAACTGATTTAAACTTACCATCCCATTTATCTGGTTGAACTGGGGCACTTTTATTAACCGGTCTTTTGACTTGTACTTTCTTTTGCTTTTCTGTAGCCATATCTTTTTATCTCCCAACCTTACTTGCAGTGGTCAACTGACAATTAAGTGTAACTGAATAAAAGACAAAAAGAAAGTACTAAGTAACGAACACATTCTCTGGTCAATTTAGCCAATCAGGCATTGCTCTATTTTTGTTCCATCTAGCAAAGCCCATCTTATCTTTCTTATAAAATTTACGATACGCCTCTAAAGGATAACTCTCAGCCGTTTTAAGATCATCATGCCCACTAAAGCACTGCGGCATAACCGTAAGCATCTTCATATTACCTTTAGGAATAAGGCCAATGCCAACTGCAATAGATTGCCTGTGTTTTCCTGCACCGTGATATTTACCATAACGATAAGTATATTCCCTTAACATAGCACAATACAAATTATAAGCAAACCGGAAGTTATATCGCGTCTTCATAGCCCAAAGAGTGCAGGGATGTTTCTGGTGAACCGGCCGATATAAACCTTCTTTTTCTGCATATTCTGGGGCGTGGTGCCATAAGCCAGTACATAACATCTGAGCCTCTTCTAAGGGCATTTTTACAACGTGTTGATCGCATAACGCCCTAGCAATAGAATCAGGATCTTCATCAATTATAAATCTATTCATGTTTGCCACCCCATAACTGGAGAGTAACTTCCGTAAACAGTAGCACCCCCACCAGTATTTAAAAAACCTTCAACAGCAGTCTCAAAGCCAGTCTTCTCTGCTGCAACAATAGCATCCATAATCTCTCCAAAAACTTTATCTTCAGCCGAGGAGTGAGGGATATTAACTAGACGTATTTTATAAAACATATTATTTCCTTTCTCAATATGTTGGGGAGCCGAAGCTCCCCTGATTAATTAGATTGATTATAAAGATCTCTACAATGATCTTCGCTTTTATTTACTATTGCATAAACAAATTGATCTATTATGCTCCCGTCAAAACCTTCAGACCCTACACATTCACGAAATGTATCGTAAGCATTTATAAGTACACTTTCGACGGCATCTTCATCAAACATCTCAGTAAATCTTACTACGTTTTTTTCTGAATCTTCCCGTTGTTGATCCACAGCATCAGACAATTCTGATTCTTCTGCTTGAAGACGCATTAACACATCCGTCTCCATCTCAGTAGTCACACAAAGGTGATCAATTTTTTTGGTTAGTTCATCTAAAAGAATATAAGACGATATGTGCTCCATTAAAAATTCTCTTTGATAATCTTTCATTTTATTTCCTTTCTCAATGTATACCCTCTTCTACTGTATTTAATTAGAAAGGTAAAGCACTTTCTTTCCCTTTAATAACAACGACTTACAAGAAAGTTCCCAGACACTGGGGTACAGTTTCCCCAGTTTTTCGAGAAAGGAAACCTAATTAACATATTGTTATTAAAAGATTTTTCCCAAAAGGTTCCCAAGGTTTCCCCAAAAGTGCTTTTTTTAAGAAATTATTTTTTGTCCTAGAATTCTCCCCTATATAACTATCCCCATAATTCTAGGACGTCCCCCATAAAACTAAAAGAAGAGAAACTAGGGAAACTCTGGGGTCACAGTAATTTTTTATACAAAACTCCGGTAACCAAAAATAAAACTTTACTTTTTAGATTTTATAGATCACTATTATATTTATTGAGAAAGGAAGCCAATAATGCATCAACACAAACCTAAAGACAAAAAATTTAAATGGGCGATGAACCCAAATGGACGTGTTTTCATAAGACAAAAAACTGGCCCAAAGCCTAAAAATACATATCCTTGGTGTGAAGACATCTGGGACTACATGAATGATGTGAGTGGCTTCTTTGAAAATAAATTGTTTTATTCTGTGAAAAAATAAGATAGAATAAAATTTCTTGAGAAAGGATATAGAATGGCAAATAGAGCTCCAAAGGTCTTTATAGTTAATAGACCTATAGAAAACAAGTTTGGTTGGACACCAGATTTAAGTGATGCTTCACGATATGGCACACTTGACGTTGTTTTCGAACCCAATGAAAAACCTCAATTTTTACCTAGCCCATCAATTCATAAAGCTAGACAGAAGTTGAAAGATTTTGGCCCAGACGATTACATCCTGTGGCCAGGAGGTGGTGACCCGATAGCTGTGATGATAACTTGTATGATTGCTTCTGAAATGTCACCAATAATTCGCATCCTAAGATGGGAGCGAGATAAAGAAGCAGGGCACAGAGATAGAAGAAAAGGTTTTTATATGCCTGTTGCCTTAGAGATGAGAAAGGAAAACCATGACTATCAATCTGCTTGAGGACGTAGCACCTGCGTCCAACTCACTAGGTGCAATTACTGAAATGGCTCAGAATATGTTTGATCTAGAAATAGAGATAAACGGACTAGAAGAGCTATTGAAGCAAAAAAAGCAGAACCTGACGAAGTTGGCTGAACATGACTTGCCTGATTTAATGCAAGAATTGAATGTCAAAGATTTTACCCTTAACAACGGTGCTAAGGTTGAAGTCAATGAAATAACTTCAGGCTCTATACCTTCTGCTGGTGCAATTTCAAAAGCATCAGGCGAAGACAGAGCTGAATTGGAGTTACGTCAACAACAATGCTTTGCTTGGTTAAGGGCACAAAGTGCCGGAGACTTAATAAAAAGTAATGTTGAGGTTCAATTCGGACGAGATGAAGATAAAGCGTGCAATGATTTTGCAGAAGAGTTGCGCACTCGTAATATTTTTTATCGTCGAGCAACTGGCGTGCATCACAGCTCTTTAAATAGTTTTATCAAAGAGCGCATGGCAGAAGGTAAAGATGTCCCACAGGATCTCTTTAAAATTTTCATAGGTCGTAGAGCCAAAATCAAAGGAGACAGAAATGTCAGATAAAGAAATCGCAGAAGTAAAGCCAACTAATGTAGTTGCATTTGATACCTCAATCTTATTAGAAGATGCAGGCACAGCATCAGAAAATATGACAGCAGAAGATATGCTGATACCAAGATTGAGAATTTTACAATCAGGCTCACCCCAAGTTAAAAAATCAGAGGGTGCTTATATAAAAGGTGCAGAAGAAGGCCACATATTTGATAATGTTACGAATGAACTGTTTGACGGAGAAAAAGGCATAACTGTTGTGCCTATAACTTTC